CCGTTTGCAGTTGATAGATTAAACTTAGCCCCATCCAATAGGTATGTCACAGAGTAACCGTAACCCGTTAAGTGGTCTATTACATAATTATCTGTTGCACCTGTGAAGGAGTGACCGTTCCAATCTACGTGTGCCCAAATGTTTGAACCTACTGTAGCATCCGAGCCGTTGCCCTCTGTATCTGTAAACCTTAACTTGTTCCCAAAGGCGTTGTTATACTTCAAAAGCGTAGGACTTACTAAGTCAGTTCCACTTGTTCCCGTAGCTGGTGTCACCCTTATATCTGCTTGGTCTGCTAAGTAGTTTAACTCAGCGGCAAACTCAGGATAGGTAGGAGGTGTTCTATCATAAGCCCCCGCCTCGTATGCACTCTGTGAATCTCCTGTTGTATAAGACACGTTAAACAGTGGAGAGGTGTTCTGATAACATATACCACTTGGAGTGCTTGCACTTGGCACGTTGATTGTCATTAATGTACCCGTTACACTGGCAGAAGTAACCACCGTATTAGGAATGATTATCTGCCGTACCGTTGGAAGCGTTAAGATTGTTCCTGCTGAATCTTCAAGGGTGCTGTCTGACACTAGTACATCTGTGTCATTGGCGTAGTTGATGCCCACTTCTATAACTGTACCGTTAGAATTGGCAATCTTTACCGTCTGGTCAGCTAATGTGTAAATAGCACCAGCAGGAAAAGAAGATAAAGTTGCAAGCGTTATCCCCCCTGAAGAGTTTATTCTAATAGCGTTCCAAGCACAAACAATATCTTGCAATGAAGGAACGTCTGCGGCTGTACCGTTTACTTGTGTTAGATTTATGTCTGGTGCAGTGTACTCAACCCCACTAGGAGCGTCAGCATTGAACGAACCGTCCGAATTGGTTATAGGAGTGTCAGCTATATTAATCTCTCCATCTGCTGGGTAGCTTGTAACGTCTTCTAATGTGTCTCCGTCACTATTTAAAACCTCTAATACTGGAAAAGCACAAGCAACATCAACGTTAGCCACAACGTCGCGCGTCGTGCCGTCAGCATCCGTAACCGTTACATCAGGACCAGTGCCCGTTGCACCGCTTGTGATTTCCAACGTATAAGACCCGTCCGAATTTACATACGTTCCAGGACTACACGCCGCAGGAGTTGAAGACCCTGCACCGTCATTTCTGAGCTCACAATTCAAATGGATCCACTCACGATGAACAACTTCCTGAGCTGAAATAATATTGTAGATTTTAGAATCCAACACAACGCGCATCTGAGGCGTAATAGCCTTCGTTGATAGCGAGTACCTTATTTTGAAAACGAGGCTTTGTATAGGGGTGATTTGATCGCTGTGGTCATCTTCAGTACCAGATTTTGCGCGGTCATCACGTTCTGCCCATACCGTAGCGTAATTTGACCACGATTTATTGGCCGCGCCAGTGAGTGATACAGTAGTTGTCACACTCTGAATGGCAATACGTACGTCTAATCTTCCCGCTCTCATCCTAGATTTCTATATTCTGAAATTACATTCATAATACCGTTTGGAACTTGTCGCGCTATTGTTCCTACAATCGTATCACCTCGAAGCTCGTACCAGTCCATTACCAGTAATTTAACCGCCGTTACAAGTGCTTCAGGTGTTTCGCCTGCGCTGGCATCCCATCCTATCGTTGCTGATATTTTTACGCGGTCTGACGCGTAGCTATACAGTGACGGCGTATTCGTGAACTCCATTCGTGGCACCGTTGAATTTAACGATGTCCACCAATTAGCCTCAGCAAGCGTTGCGTAGGTCGTCGCGTCGGTTTTGTACTTTACGCTCTCAACCGAAATGATTGGCGACCACGGAAGCGTGATGCCGTAAAAACTTTCCGCATAGAACTCAACCGTTACCCGGTCCATCATTCTACCGCAAAGGTTTTGAATTTTGTTAATGGCAGCAAGTCGAAGGGCGGTGATTGTTGTGTCCTCGTCCGTGAAGTCAACGCGCAAATGCTCCTTCAAATTAGCCAAGCTAATGATGTCCTCTGGAGTTATTGCTGACGTGAATTTGGTGTTAACTGTTGCCATGATTTGAATGAAAAAGCCCCACCCGATTGTGGGCGGGGCTTAGTTGAAAAAACTTACTTTTTTGCTTTATCCTAAATTGGCTTAGGTAAGGCCAACCTGTGTATAACGTGCAAACGCTTCAGGGTTCTGTGCAAGCATATCAACCCATCTGTTTAGGTGGATAACTATCTGCGCAGTGTTCGCCGAAGTGTAAGGGTCAACAAGGAAATCAAGTGAGCCCCAGTTACCAAACAAGATATTCGAGAAGTCACCATAAACAATCTGCCCAAGTATCGCAGTCGAATCAGCAAGGTAAGGAGTTGCCATAAACTCGCTGCCTTTAATCTTACCGTCTCTGATAAGAGCGTCAACACCTGTCACGTTTACCGCAGAACCGAAGAACTCATCCGTTAAAGGTGAGATTGCAAACTTCGAGGCTGATAGGTCGCCGTGATCTTCAAGAACAGCTTTACGCAAAGCCGCGCAAATCTGCTCGTAATCCGTGCCGTCAGCAATCGTCGGAGCGTTAACACCTGAGTACGTCATAAGCCCAGTGATTGCAGCAGAACCGCCACCGCTGAACATATCGTAGTTCAACTTCCTGTCATGCCCGCGTCTTAGTGCGTTTGCGATGATAGTCTCAGCAGCTAAAGGCGACTGAAGCATCAACTGCTTGGAGTAGGTTGTTTTTGAACTATAACGCTTTGGTGTCATAGTCCACTGGTCAATCTCTAATCCAGCATCTGCACCCGCCGCAACCTCTGTCGCTGCCGTTGCTGTAGCCGCTGCCGACTCGCGAGGGAATTGGATAGTACCTACCAATCCATTCAATTGGGTTGCCCCAAGTGTTTCGATTACTGTAGGAGCCATCAAAGCCTCGATAAATTTAGGCACTACCGTTGGAACAAATCCAGACCCGTCACCAGATCCCGCTTGGAAGTCATCAGCACCACCGGCACGTGTTCCTAACCATGCAGTAGGATAAGAGAATGTATTCGCGCCACCACCGTCAAGAGACGAACGCTTTCCTTCTTGATCAATCTCAGCAAGTGCACCTTCGAGCTTTCGCCCGTCAGCCATTGCCACAAACGCGCGTCCAAAGTCTGCACCTTTTACCGCTTTGTTGATTTCGCGTGTCTCGCCATCTCCTGAAGTTGCAGGGTCAACGATTTTCGCGTTTGCCGCTAAAACAGCTTCGCGCTGCTCACGTGCTTCGATTTGCTTATCGAGTGCTTTAACTTCGCCCGCTAGGGTATCCATTTCAGTCTCTTGCTCTGTCGAGCGTTCTGACTGCCCGTCGAGGGTAGTTAGTAAGCGGGTTTTCTCTTCCCGCAACTGCTTCAATTCCGTGGAATTTTTAGTCATTGTGTGTTTATTTGTCGCAACTGATCGTTGCGGGGTTTCTTTTTCTTTTTTCGGTGCGGGTATTGTCACAACCTTTGCGGGTGGTGTTTCTTCTACTTCACGCACGACAAACGCCGTGTGCTTGGTTTCCTTATTTTCTTTTCTCTCTTCGCTTCTCGATGTGCTTCGAGGGTCGGCAGGTACTGGTGCAACACTCAATTCAAGCGGCTCCCAATCTGTAGCCCTCCAATTTGGTAGCCCGTTTTCACCTACCGTGCCATCTGGCGTGTACTCGAAAACTCTATACCCTAATGAAAACCCTTTCAATATACCGTCTTCAACGTCGTCGGCTATCTCTTGCGCTTCAGCACGCTTGCCAAATCGTACAGTAGTCTGAAGTGTGTTGTTCGTTAGCTCGTAGCCTTCGATAACACCGCGAACACCTTTCGCGCCACTGTAGCGGTCGTGGTTGTCAAGCAATGTAACAACACCTTGCTCAAGTCTTTCAGTCCTGAAATGCTCAGGCTTGAAAGAAAGAATTTCGTTGAAGTCAATGAAGTCGCGCTTTTTTTCGTCGTACGTGTACCGTTGTACAGCGTACTCAGTCGCCGCCGTCACTTCAACGGTGCGGGCCTCCTTATTGTACGAACCAATCTTTGCAACGGCGCGTACTTGCGGTTGCATTTCGATTTCTTCGCGGGTTGTTTTTTTACTCATTCTCTAAGTTGTTACCAGCATTATCAC